TTGTATTCCGACACGGAGCTTGCGCATCTTGATGTCTACAACTGCGCATCCTGGAAGCAAGCCTCAGGAGCCAGTGGCGGGACCGTAGTGAGCCTGGCCATCACCGTTCCGTCATGGCTCTCGTTTGCCGGGTCGCCGATTACCGGTGCCGGGACGCTCGCGGTGTTGCCTGCCTCCGGGCAGATGGCTAACTCCTTTCTGGCCACGCCGAACGGATCGACCGGGTCCGTCTCGTTGAGGGCGGTCGTCGCGGCCGACATTCCTAAGACGCTCGGTCATACGTGGAGCCGTACCTTTGACACTCAGGTCAGATCGTCGCGCCTCGATCAGTTGGTTGTGCCCACGGGAAACGTGTCTTTCGACTCGAATCGCATCACGAGCGATGATGACCCATCGTCAGCGCAGGATGTGGCCAGCACGCTTTATGTAGATGCCACGATTCCGGGGATCCAGTACATCAGCTGCCTCACCCTCACAGGCGGTGCTGGAGGGGCCGCTGGATCGGGCACGGGCGACATCAAGTTCGATGGTGGCCAGGCACCCCATCCGGGCCAAAGACTGTCGGGAACTGTCGGCTAGTCAGGAGTTGGAGGGAATGCGGCGGACGGGGGGCAATCGCGGAGCGGCACTGGTCCCCTCGAACGCGGGGAATGGTGGCGACTTCCCCGGCGCAGATGGTGGCGGTGCCATGGACGGCGGTAGCGCAGCACGCGCGGGCGGTTCAGGGGCCAACGGCCTGATCCGGATCTGGGAGTTCGCGTGACATGACGGGACGTTACGGGAGCGATCGCTTGGGATGTGCACGTTGGAGCGGATGTTTCACTCTGCTGGTCCCTGCGTGCATCCCCGACCTGTTTGGTGCGATCGGGCTTCTGACGAAACCTGATCCGAATTGGCCCATAGACCTCTCCGCGGCCCCTGATCCTCGCCGCGCGCTGGATGCCTCGCTCGGCGGCCTTCCCAAACCTTGCCACGTGGCGGACCTGTCCGTCTTGCCCGATGCCGGCCATCGGCGGGACACCGTCTCACCGGCAACCACCAGCCCTGATCCCCGCCGCGCGATTGGAGTCTGAACGATGCTCTCGTACGAAGTCTTCCAGAGTTCCGCCCTGACGATTACCTTCCAAATCGCGGATGGAAACGGAAACGCGATCGTCGCATTCGACGGCACTGAAGCCCTGGCAACAGCCGTATGGCCTGGGGGCAACCGCACGAACGCATTCAGCCCGGCAACAACTTGGGTCGATCCCAGCGAGGGTAAGGTCCAAATCGCGATCACGTCCGCTCAGACAGCCGACGTGGCGCTCGGCCGTTACCAGGTGTACAGCACGCTCACAGTAGCCTCGAGCGACCCTGTGGGAATCCTTATTGCCCACCTCGATGTGCTTCCAACCTCCGGTAGCACAACCGCCCCCGCCGCCTATTGCTCCTACTGCGACCTCCTCCGCTATGGCCGCTCCTGGCTCCGCCAGCTCCAGACCGACGACGATGAGGCCGGCTTCGCGGAGCAGCTCGGGCGGGCCCGGTCGTGGATCGAGGACCTGGCCCACGCCCACTACCGCGTTGCGGCGATGACGATGGTCATCGGGTCGCAGGCGTTCGGCCCGCGGCGATCCGGGGCGCGGTCGACCTGGCTCCAGGAGCAGCTCGACGCGAATACGCTGATGCTCACGGACCAGATTCGCGAGGCAGCAGCCAAGAAAGCCCTGGCGTTCATCTGCGAGGGCCAGGTCGGGCCGTCCGAGAGCTCGGCGCCCTATGCTCGGCTGGCGAAGATGTATCACAGCCAGGCCGATTACCTCGGGACGTGCCTGGTACTCTCGCTCGACACAAATAACGACGGGTTCGCCGACGTCAACATCGATTGCTCGTGCACCGATCCGATGATGGCTTAGTACGCGTTGGACGTGGTGTAGGGATCTCCACTGGCCGCGCGCCACTCCTCACGAGGTTAACCATGGGTGCTTTCTGGCGCCGCTTGCTCGGCTGCGAGCGGCGGCTTGAATTCTACCGCCGCGAGTTGTCGAACCTCCAGCGGCAATTGACGGCGCTAGAGCAATCGCTCCAGCAGCTCCGGGGGAACGTGGGGTAATGGACGCTCGAGGACCACTGGAGGCCCGCCTCCTCGGCGTGGAGCGCGGCTTGGCCGTCATGGACCGGGACCTCCACGACCTCCAGCGGCGGCTGACGGGGGCACAGCAACGGCTCTGGGATGCCTGGAGTGAATTCCGCGGCGTCGGCGGCGCGACGTGCACGGCGAGCTTTTCGGGCACCCTGAAGGATTGCAACGGCAACGGATGGGTGGGGCAGACGATCAGCGTTTACGACCTTACCGGGAGCGTGCTCCTGGGCACGATCACGAGCGGAGCAGCGGGGGCGTTCAGTGGGTCCGTGACGATCATGAGCCCGGCGCAGGGCGTGCTATTCAAGACGGCCGGCATTCCTGGGTACTTTGACTCGACGCTGGCCAAGTCGCTCTACTGCGGGGCCAACAGCATCGGCATTTTCAGCCCGACGCCGAACCCGACGCTGGCCCCGGCGATCGACCCGCTCTCCAATCTCAGCTATTGCGGCGACCCGGGCGCGGTGACGGTGAATCTGACCGGAATCACCGACGGCAACAGCAATACCGCGCTGCCGATCACCATCATTGCCACCAGCACGGCGATTGCCTCGATTCCGAACCCGACGGTCACGTACACCAGCCCGAACCCCACAGGCTCGATCACGTTCACGCCGGTGGCGGGGCTTTGCAATCGCACCAGCCCGGTCACCATCACTGTCAAGGTCAACAACAGCGGCTCGCTCAACTGCGGCGGCGTGGTCGCCAAAGTCCGGACGTTCACGGTGACGGTGCTTCAACCGGCGGCGCCGACGCTCGACCCGATCGGCAACCTCGGGCCGATCGCGGCTGGCAGCGCGAATCAAACCGTGGTCCTCACCGGAATCAGCCCCGGCGGCTGCAATGCCCCGGGCTCGCTGTCAGTGATGGCCACGAGCAGCAACCCCGGCGTGTCGAACGTGGTCTCGACGAGCTACACGAACCCCGCAGCGACCGGCTCCGTGGTGGTCTCGATCGGCGCGGCGGGCAACGCCACGATCAGCGTCACGCTGACCGACGGCAACGCGGGGCGCTGCGGGGCCACCAACACAAAGACGCGCACATTCACGGTCACGGTCGTATGAACCAGTCTCCAGACGGCGCGGTCACCTGGACCGGCCCCGGCCGGCTGATCGCGAGCGAGCCGGCACCCGAGCAACCGCGGACCCCGGTCACGATAGCGCTTCCCCGCGTGGAGCCTGCAACCGGCCAGGCCGATTCCGGGTGTGGATGCGGGCGGGCGTGACGTTGGGTTTTCACGAATCACTCACGATGTTATTCCTCGATTGCGGCCAGGTGCCGCGACGTTTCGCGCCGGGAGGCGCACTCCTTCTATGGCAGAGATCGAAGAGCTTCAAAAGGAAATTGACCGCCTGAAAGCCGAGAACCAGGAGCTAATCCGCAACCTGACCGGCGCCCATGACGACCTCAAGGAAGTCCGCGGCGAGGCAAGGGACCGGCGGCATGAGAACAAGACGCTCAAGGAGCAACTCGAAACACTCGGCAATGAACGCGACGAGCTGAAGGTGAAAGCGGACGCCGATCCGGAGGGCCTGCGCAAGAGTCTGGCCGATGCCTACAGCATCATCCGGGAGCTCAAGCACGACACCGCGTTCGCCAAGGTGGCCAAGGAACTGCGGGTCAACGACCCAGCAAAGTTCACCGACCTGGTGAAACTGGCGGCCTATCAGCCCGATGGCGACGAGCCCGACGAGACAAAAATCGCGGCCGCATTCCAGGAAGCCCTGAAAGGGCGCCCCTGGCTGTTTGACCTCGATCGAACACCAGCCAAGCCGGCGGCGGGAGCCGCCACGTCTGCCGCGGGAGCGGCCGGGGCCACGACGGCGCAGCCTGGCGGGAAGCCTGGCCCGGGCGCCGAGCGAGGCCAATCCGTCACCTCAGAAAGTAACAGCGCGGCCCGTGAGAGACTTGCCGGTCGCCTGTGAGATGGAGACATCGCTAGCACATGGCTAACAATCTTGCCGCTTTTAACTCAGAAGCCTGGTCCGAACGGCTCGTGACCAAGCTCGACCAGATCAACGTGATGCTCCCCCTGGTTAACCGTAACTGGGAGGGAGACCTCCGGCAGAACAAGACCGTCTGGGTCCGCACGCCGGGCAACATCTCGATGGGGAGCTACTCCCGCGGGGCCACGATCAGCTACCAGGATCTGACGCCGGTCAAGGAAAGCTTCACGGTCAATGATGGCGAATACTTCGCCTTCGAAGTCGACGACCTGGACAAGGCGCAAAGCGATATCAACGCGATGGACGTTTACCTAAAGCGTGCCGTCGTGGCGATGAATAACACCGTCGAGGCCAAACTGCTCTCTGCCTACAGCTCGGCGGGCGTGGCCCTGGGCACGCCCCCGTCCGGCTCGGGCGCCAGTCTGACCGCGGTCATCTCGGGGGGGGCCGTCACCAGCGTCACGATTAACTCGGGCGGCTCGGGGTACAGCACGGCGCCGGTCATTCAATTTGTCGGTGGCACTGGCAACGGCGCCACGGCGACATGCACCGTTTCCGGCGGGGCCATCAACGCGGTGACGGTCACCAACAGCGGGAGCAATTACACCGTCGCGCCGTATGTCGTGCTTACGACCAGCTCCGCCGTCACACTGACCGCCAGCACGGGCACGACCGTAGCGAACACGGACATTTACGCAAACTTCGTGCTCGCGCGCTCGATTTTGAGCAAGGCGAACGTCCCTGCAACGACGGGCTCGCGCTGGGCCGTCGTGGACCCGGACACCACGGGGCTCTTGCTCCAGGACACCGAGCATTTCGTGCGCGCAGGCGAGTTGGGAGATAGGGTCGTTCAGTACGGCCTGATCGGTGGTGAGGAAGTCGCGCGGACCGCTCGCGAGGCCCCCGGTTTCGTGGGAATGGTTGCCGGCTTCGCCGTGTACGAGACCCCGCACCTCCCAACCTCGAGCGGGAGCAAGTACCTGCTGTTCGGCGACAACGACGCCATCAGCTACGCGGCTCAGATCACTGAGATCGAAGCGCTGCGACTCCAGACTACGTTTGCCAATGCCGTCCGGGGGCTCTTGCTGCATGACGTGTTCGTCGCGGCCGAGAACGCCAAGCGGCTCGTGTCGCTGAAGTGCACTGCCTGATTCACACTGGGCCCCGGCGATCTGCCGGGGCCCACCCTTTCACCTGGTGACCGATGGCCGAACTTTTCGACCGATTCAGCGGCAGCGGTACGCTCGACGCCCACACCGCCGACAGCGGCGATACATGGGACTCGGACGGCTCCAACTGGGCGCTCAATGGCTCGGGCAGTGTTCATTCGACAATGAATACGGTCGACGCCAACATGATCGTGCCGATTTCGGGATGGACGCCGCCCGCCGCTGATTATGCAGCTTCGATCGTCGTCGGAGCCAACGGCGGCTCCGACGGCACGGTGGATTACGGCATCTGTGTCCGCGCCTCGGGTACGAGCGGCGCAAAGAGCTATTATCTGGCCTATGTCCAGATCGTTGGTTCTGTCTATAACCTCGGCGTGTTTCGCGTCCTGGCCGGCGACGTGACACACCTTTTCGGCACGCAGAACTCCCCTTCAACGCCTGGGCCGAACACGACATTCACGTTTGCTGTGAGCGGTTCTTCCACCGTCACGCTGACCGTCTACCAAGACGGCGTTCAGGTTTGCCGGTTCACCGACACGGATTCCTCGCGGATCACTGCGGCTGGATCCGTCGGGTTATGGACGGTCGGAAACGGCAACGCCTATGCCGACGGAATCCGCGCCCTCTGGGCGGGCGCACTCGGCTCTGGGCCGCCGTCGCTCTCGATCGCTCCCGCCACGGCCACGATGGCACACCGCAGCACACAGGGCTTTACGCTTTCGACAGCGTTTACAAACGAATCCTTCGGCTGGACGGCAACGCACGGCTCGATCAGCGGCACGGCTTCGAGCGAGGCTTACACCGCGCCGGCTAGCGGTTCAAGCGACACGGTAACCGGCGTATCGGCCGATCTGCCGACGCGCACAGCAACGGCCAGCGTCACACTGACGGGCTTCGGCTTGGCGGTCACACCAACGGAGATTCTCACGTCGGCCACGACCACATGCGAGTTCGTTGGCGACGGGACGACGTGGAACAGCACGGCCCCGACGTTCTCGCCGACGGGCGTGTCTGGCGTCTCCATAGGGACAGTCACGGTCGTTGACGACACACACGCCACGGCCAACGTCACGACCGGATCGGCCGCGGGCACGATCACCTGGAATAACAGCACCACATCGGCGACATGCAGCCAGACGGTCACAACCTCCAGGGCCCGAAAGTTCACTTCCGGTACCGACAAGGTGGACTTCGGCGCGGGCACCCCAATGGGCACCGCGAACGGTCTGTATGGCTTCGCGCTCCATCTGCGGATCAAGATCGACGACACCTCGGGACTGACGGCAAATCACTGCGGCGTGTTCGCCAGCCAATACAGTAGCTCGCACAAGTGCTTTCTCCTGGGCTACTGCGACACGACCAATCCCTTCGGTGTTGCCAGCGCACCGGCCGGCAACTTCGTCGTGTTCAAGCAGTGGGACACGTTCAATCAAGCGCATTATCAGGAGTTCTGGACCAGCGCGGACATCTTCAGCGGCATCGTCGGCGACGGGCAGTTCCACGACCTGATTCTTGACTACAACAGCAAGAGCAATGGGGGACACGGCAGCGTCATCATTTATCTCGACGGCGTTTCGCAGACCGTGAACTCCGGGAATTATCCAGGGATCAGCGGCCAGGACACGACTGCGGATTTCACGGTTGGTGCGACCTCGGACGGTACGTTCCCGGCACTGCTCAATTGCAGCGTCCAGGACATCGGGCTCTGGACCTTCCAGAATCAGTACGGGTCCGCTGTGGCGACATTGAGTGCTGGTGACGTCGCGAACCTCGTCAGCGGCTACCCGTCCAACGCGATCATCCCCGTCGCAACGGGCGGCATGTCGCAGGCCGCTCTGGTCCAAGACGCTGTGCTGATCACCGGCACGAACCCCGAAAACGGCGCCTACTCGCATCTCTCGGGCGCGGTCACAGGCACGAGTATCGTTGCGGGCAAGACGCTGTTGCCAGGTCAAGCGGTGACGATCACGCTCAATCATAGCGGTCAAACCCACTCGCCCGGGAACCTGACGGTCACTTTGGGCTGGTTCAACTCCAGTGCGCCGGCTTCTCCGGTCGTCTTCACGCTCACTTCGCCTGATGGCACGTTTGGCTCCACGATTACCCTCGGGACTTCCGGCAGCGCCACCGGATCGGCCACGCTCACGGTCAATGCGGGAATCACCGTCCCGGCGACCGGCTCAATCTCGATCGCCAACAATGGCGGGCTAATTCCGCAATCGGCCACATTCAAGATCGTGACGACCCAGGCCCAGATCCAGCAGGCATGGATCGCGCCCAACGGCAACCTGCTCGTCTGCTTCGTCGAGACGATCGGTGGGAACCCGGCGCCCGTCACTGGGTGCGACCTGACGGGCGTCACCCTCACCAGAAACGGCGGCAGTCCGGTTCCGCTTTCCAGCACGATTGTCCTGTACAACGGTCAAGGCGGCAGCGGGACGAACATCCTGGTTTGCTTCTGCGGCACGCCGCAGTTCATCGCCATCGTTGACGAGGCGGACGCCGGCTTCAGCACGGCCGGCAGCGGATGGACTAGCTCATCAACCGCGTCGGATTCCTTCCAACTCTACACCTCGGCATCGGACGGCAGCGGCAACCTCGGCAACGGGTCGCTCGCCTACACATCAAGCGCAGCCGCAACGGGAACGTGGACATTTACCGGCGTCCCGGCTGGCCAGTACATCATCAGCCGCAACGCACCTGACATCTACGCAGGTGGCCTGTACTACGGCGGCGGCGGGGCGACCGTCGGCGCACGCTACACGGTCACCGATGGCGTGACGACGGCCCACGCGGACATCAACCAGTCGGTGGCCGGCGCGTTCAGCCCGCGAGCCGACAACCTCTATCTCTGGTCGGACATCTTCGGCGGTACCGGGGGAACGGGCTCGGACGGTGGGACCGAAACGCCCTTCGCCGTGGCCGCCGATAACAGTACGGTAACGGTCACCGTCTCGAACCACACGGGCTCCGGGAAACTCTACGCGGACGCAATCCGGCTGGAGCGGATCT